TTATTTCAATGCCTTTTCTAACGCTACTTTTGTCTTTGGTCCATAAATGCCGTCAGCATCAAGACCATGCATAAGCTGGAACCGCTTGACTGCATCCGCTGTTTTCGGTCCGTAATACCCATCAACACCGTTGTTTTTTGCTCCTTTGTCCGGGTAGTAGTAAACCGCCGCTAGGGCTTGTTGTACGGCTTTTACTGCTGATCCCTTAGTCAAAGGCTTGGTTACTTTTAAAATCCCAGTAGGCAGGTTGTATGTCTTTTTAGCAGGCTTGGAAGCCGCTGTTTTGGATGGTTCTGCTTTTGTTGGTTTTGCAGACGGCTTTTTATTTGTGTTTGCAACGGCGATCCCTGCTTTGAAGCTGTCCCAGCGATTAAGCAGCTTGCGAGGACATTCTTTCCCGCTCCAATGCTTATGCGGTACAACGTTTGCCAATGGAATCCCTTGATCCTGCATTAACTGGCGAATTAGCCATTGAGCGTTTTCTACTGCCTTCTCAAAATTGCCGTCTGCATTTTCACAAATTTCAATACCAATTGATTTCATATTGCCGGTGCCTCTGCCATCCCCTGCGTGCCAGCCGTTTTCGTTTAACGGTAAATGCTGATAAATCACATTTTCGTCTACAGTATAATGCCAGCTAACGGCTGTACTAGATCGTTTCACGAAAGCTGCGTGACTAGCTGCGTTTGCGCCTTTGGCTGTATTTGCGGTGTTATGGACCGTGATATATAAAGGTTTCATATAGTTGCCTGGTCTGTTACTGTTGCTCTTTGAGATATAGTCTTGAATGATTTTCACCATTGTTCATCGTCTCCTTAAAATTGTTTTTGGTATTAAAAAAGAACTGCCTGGGCAGCCCTTTATTTTGTTAAACCTTTTTGCTTTAAAACTTCTTGCTGCTTCTGTCCCTTAGATGTCACATAGTTATTTTTAAACCATGCAACAAGGGTTGTCACTAACGTAAAGACCATTGAGAAGGAAAGATATAAAGTTTCTGTTAATGTGTTTACCTGGTCCTCACTGATCGGCAAAACAGGTTTGCCAAACATAATTAACGCCTGGTTGATAAGCGCAATAAAAAGAAGCACCGTGCGAACGACCGTGCCTTTGTCAAAGTTTTTCATATTAATTTCCTCTTTTCGTTTTATTTTTGGTTTCTTTCAATACGATCCAATTTCTCGATTACCACGTCATATTTCTCACTGAATTTTGCTAGTACGTCATTTTGTGCGTCAATTTGTTCGTTTAGCTTGTTCTCACGCTCTTTAGTTGTATTGAGGACATAAAACAACACCCAACAAAAAAGAACCGCAAACGGTCCCTGTGTCATCAAATACTGCGCCAAATCCATTTCCACCATACTCACCTACTCCCGCCATAAAAAATAAGCCTATACCTCGTATGGCTCACCTGTGATTTCCTCATATTGTTCGGGTGTGATTCTCCCCGCTGCTACGGTGTTATATACCATTTCTTTTGACCATAATTCACGATCATAAAAACTTTTGATTCTACTGAACCAATCGAAATCGCTCACGACGGATCACCCCCTAATGCAAACATGTAATAAAGCTCGGCTATTTCCTTTTGCATGATCTCCATTTCTGACGGCTGCGGCTTTGGCTGCAAGCTCTCTATATACTCTTTAGATGCTGATTCAAACCACTTTCTCTTTTTCTCGTCATACTCGGGAAGATATAACCCCTCTTGTGGACGTACATCCGTAGCGTTTTCCGGCAGCTCGTTAAAATCAATTACATCTTCGCCTTGATATTTAAAATTCTCATCATAGTAATAAACGTGCATTTATCTTACCTCCTTTACCACAATGGGATTTCTTCGTTTATTTCAATTCGTGTCACCTTCGAATTGTCATTTGCGTTGAGGCCGTCGAATTTCAAAGAACCATCTACGCCAAGCGTCAAACGTGCTGCACCATATGATCCAACCGTAGTACCCCCAAAAACGGTTATCCCCGACGGCTTTTGAGCAAAACGTGCAATTATTGTGTCATTTGCTGGTATGCCCTCAAAAGACCCCCGAAGATGTAAAGAGTTTAAGCGTATAGAAAATTGGAGAGGGTTACTAGCGAAATGTTTTGTTGTTCCAGTGACAAAAGTGACTTGATTCCATGTGCTGCTTAAATCTTTTTCAGTTAGCATTCGTTCCCAACCTTTGAAGATACCATCAGTATGGACTGTTCCCCACCAATGAAGATTATCTCCGCTTCTAATAACGTGAAACGTTTTACGATTATTGCTATTATCAATAACGTAAATATTGAACCAAGATGAATCGGTTTTACTAGGCATATTGACGACATTCGTTCCAACGGCGTAATAATAACCGGAAGGCAATGTTAAAATATCTGTTCCATTGGGAAGAAGTTGACTTTTTCCGTCTTCCGTTAGCATATTATGGTTTGAAAGCCTTGACCAACCACTCCACACGTTGTTGTTTAAATAGTTGGTGTAAATGTTGTTGATATAATCAGTTGCGTATACCCATCCGAAAGAAGCTTTTCCGTCAGATGATACATCTGTCATATGAAAAAAACCTCTAAAAGAACGGTTATTGGGCAAATCTTTTGATTTTGCTACTGCGTAAAAAGTTCCCATTCCTAGACCGTTATTAATCACAGCGTCCAAGATGCTAACGGACGTGTCTTTAATAGAGATCAAAGGCATTCCTGTATCGGTCGTGATCTTCATTTTTTGGAATCCCGACACAAATTCTTTTGACTTTTTCAAGGCGTTGTCTGCTTTAATTTGTGCGCCGTCGGGTGTCTCTGCATGATCGTCCGTATATTTTTTAGCTGCTGCAAGCGCTGCGTCTACTTTAGCTTTTGCGCCTTCTTTTGTTTCAAGCGCTTCAAGATCACCTAGTTTTTCTTTCAAGTGATCAAGCTGTTCTTGAAGCTCTTTCGTGATCTTATCAATGTTTCCTTGCATATCGTCAGTTCTCTTTTGAATGTCGGTTTCAAGTTCTGCCGCCATGCGTTCTATTTCGGTTTTCAGTGTTTGGAAATCATCAATATAAAATTCCGCTGCTGGAGCAATGTCCTGATCAATTAAATTGCGCTGAATATCAAATGTAAATTCGTGAATTGACAAGCCTTGTCCGTTCCGATAATACAAATTCAAGGACGCTTGAACCTTGCCATATTGCTTGATCTCGTCATTATCTAGGACGTATTCGGCGATCCCTTCGACTTTATCAACAAGTGTAATATTCCGAACATTCTTGGATCCATTGTTAAATAAAAGTACGAGTTTTCCGTCAACCGCTGAAAGAGGCAAAGGCACGCCATCTTTACGCAATTGAAAGATTAGCTTTGCTGTTCCTATGTCCTGGGTTGAGAAAACAATTTTTGAATCGTACACGCTTTGATCATAGGCATCAACCACGAATGACAGCACGCCATTTTTAAAAAGTTGATTCGTCATGATATCCCCCCTCAAGTAATATTTTCAACGGTCCGAATAGGATCAACGCTATTATCGTTTAATGCTGATACTTTCCCTGCGCCTTTTAATCGGTTGCCGTAATGCTGAATGGATGAACATTTGCTTGTTAAATACAAGCCGTATCGCCCCGTTTTCCCGGTTGCTGTGTTGTTGCGAACGGCGCTATTTTTGATGCCATCCATAAGCAAAATAAAGTCGTACTCATCACCACGCTTGCCAGCGTTTATGATTGTATTTTTATCTACCTGTACATAATCAGAATCACCCGAGACAGATATACCCGAAAATCCGATCTCTTCTAGCGTGTTATCATCCACAGAAACATAATCGCAATTCCCTTCCTCTACTCGCACACCGTTCCCCTGGATGTCACGTCCAGTGTTATGGTGAACTTTCCCCCGTGTGCTGCGTGTGACTAAAATGCCATGATGCCCGACATTTTCTAGGTTGTTATCATGAATGACAAAGTGTTTGATGTCAGACACATGAATACCGTGTCTTGTCGTGCCGTCAATTTGATTTTTTGAAATATCCACATGATCAATGGTTTGATATCCTTTACGACCGTACACCTGGATTGCATGATCGACCGACATATTTTTAAATTTGTTATTTGTGATTGTGTGTCGCTTTGTCTTGTTTACTCTGCCAGTAGGATTTCCGTTTTTGTCTTGAGTGTAAACGCTGCTGACACTCGGCAATAACGTTCTAACGCCGCCGGAACAGTTTTCAAATGTATTGCCGTCAACAAACACATCTTGCCATTTATTGCCCGACACCGCCCATTCTGTGCAATCGTAAACTTTGTTATTGAGGAATCTAATGCCCGAATAAAGAACGCCGTCAGTGCTTGTATGTGAATCGATGGCTCTAGGATAGCCCCCAAGCTCTGCGGATTTTCGGATAGTGCAATTTTGCATAGTAAGATTACGTGTAGGCGTATGATCATAAGCGCCAAATGCACCGAAATTACTAGATGAACGCATTAAATCAACTTGAACCGCTGCGGAAAACCATCTGTCTCCTACATAGTCCGCAAACCCTTCGAATGTCACATTATCAATCAAGACATTTTCATTCCCTGCGCAATCGAAAGCATGTCCACCGCAAACATTCCTCAAGGTAATATCTCGCATAATAATGCCGGATGCATGGGCGAACCCAAAAATAGAACATTGCTGTTTGATTTCATGGCCTAAACTATCGATAGTGCCTTGACCGTCAATGATCAAGTTGCCGTGGCCGTTATATCCGGTGAAACTCTCTGTGGAATCCCCATTTACAAACATTGATCCTACAAAGCCACGCTTGATCGTTGCACCTGCCTGTAAAGTGATATGAGTATTTTTATAAATTCTCACTCGTTCACGCAGCGTATAGCCCCCTGGGGGAATATAAAGCCAAATGGGGCGATCTTTTGCTATTTCTAATGCTGCTTGTAAAGCCTTCGTAAAGTTGCCGTATTTATTTAAAAACGGCTGCAATGAAACAACCGAAAGCATGTCATTGACCTTCTTTTCAAATTGATCGAAGTCATATTCAAGCCGATCATTCAAAGTCGGGTGAATGGTCGCATCTATTGCAATCCGACCATCCACGACCTCTTTCACATCGTTCCCGTCGTGATTTACAATTAAGTTGATCAATCTAGCCCATAAACTATTAAGCCAGTGACCAACGCTTTTCCCTCGATGGGTAATATGCTCGGCTTTGTGTGCCGTCTCGCTTTGTTGGTGCCTCTCATCTGCTCTATTCAATTCATTCAAAGCATTTTCAGTAATGCGAGCATTATCATTCAGCTCTTGTATTAATTTTGAATGTGGGCTAGGCGTGTGCTGTTTCTTCAAATTAAACATGTGATCACCTTCTTATGAATAGCCGACAATACCAACCGATATTTTTGAAGTATCGGGCACTTGATCCGGCTTTATTTTTTTTCCACTCTGAAAAAAGGAAATGATGAATGTATCAGTTTGATTGTCTTCGTAGTCGATTGAAGGCGTGATCCCGTTTTGTTTAAGCAGCGACGAGCTGTCTATAGTCGCATAAACCATTTCATAATTTTCAGGTGTTTCAAATATTAAATCGCTTCCGTCTATATACACATCACCAGCAGAAGAACCCCACAACCCACCTTTAAAGGCCAAACTAAAACCCGCATTTTGCGGGCTGCCTGTTTTTCCTTTTTCAATTAGATCGGACAATTCGTTTTTTGCTGCTTGAATTTGAGCCAATAAACTATTTTTTTGTTCCTTGATATAGCGCTCTTGGTTTCTGATTCTTCGCCTGTCTTCAAGCTGCAAATCAAACATATCCTTTTGGACATTGGTAAAAGTAACGTCGGGTTTCTCGGTCGAGTCTAACGGGTTATAAGTCATGCTGACGGCTCTTACATCATCTTCAAACGTGATACCATGTTCAGGTGTATCGGCTATAACATGTAGCGTGTCACCCTTGTTGAGTTCATCCTCTAACCCTTTTAGCTCTTCAACTTCAAATTCCTCAAAATCAATTGTCACGGTCACTTCCGGGAATGGGTTGATTTTTTCTTTCAAAAGAGTGTTCATATCTTCTGCCTTTGTAACGGCATCATCTTTAATTGGTTCGGCCCATGTAGGCTGACCGTCAATTAAAAAATCCTTCTCGTTTGGATGAACGAAAAGGACCGGCTCGAATACATATTTTTCATTTTCATTTTTATATTCCCGATATGTTTCAATGACGTTGTCTCTCAATAGATACATGATTGGGGCCGCTGTCTTCTTCCCTTTTGTATTGGGATTTTTGCTGTCTTTTCCTTTGAATGTAGCCACGACTTTATGTTTTTTATGCTCAAGACCTCTAATGACTTCTATCGTTTCTTTTTTAGGTGATTGATCTTTATAAACGCTGATCGTTTTCGTCTTATCGTCATCAATCTTAAATTCCCATTTACCGCCTAATTTTGACGTTAAGGTAACAAATCGGAATCCGGTCCCAGTGAAAGAAAAAGTAAAAGTGGCGCCAGGCTTATTCGTAAAATCAGCTTTCAAAGCATCATCATAAGACCACGTACCGGTTTTACTCTCATAACCCATAGCGCTTTCACTTATCGTGTCTTTTTCTTCTTTTTGCTTGCCGAAGCCCCTGCCCCGTGTGGCCGTATTGTCTTCCGAAATAGTGACAGTAAGACCGTTTATATTCGCTCTAGTATCAAGCGTTTTATTGATTTTCTTTCCTATTTTCTTGTGTATATAAATCTCGTAATTATTGACATCAAGCTCGATTTTGTAATTTGTAATAATCGTGTCTATCAATTCAATAGAAAATGCATCGCCAAATCCTTCATTTTTAACAGGTTTGATGTCTTTCGCATCATCCATAATTTTGAAGGTGAATTTACTCCCTTTCAAGGCATGAGCAAACGCCTGTTCAAGTGTTAATTCACCTTGAATAACCTCATCTACTCTGTTTTTTGATAGCAAAAAAGCATAAATATGAGTAGCTGAAACACTTTTAGACAGTACATCACCATCTTGAGACTTTGAAACATTTCGGATAACGTATTTTTGCCGCTTGTGTACCCTTTCATCTACAATTAGAAGGTTTCTGCCGACCAATGCCTCAAAAGATATGGGATCAGTAAAGCCCGCTTCAATCTGTAATTCCATTGTTTTTTTGCCGTCAGTTCCATCCGTTAGGCGGGGGCTGCTGTTCACTATTTCATATTCTTGTTTTGTTCCTTTATCCTGGACAAATAGCTGATTCATGCCTACCCTCCTTTGTAGTAAAAATGAGTAATAAATTCAATGTCGATATAAGTTGCACCCGAAATCACAAAGTCATTCTTGCCTGGCACGAGTTCAGGAAAACGACCTTTTCTTTCTACTGCTTGAGAACCTTTAAAAACATACTGCTTTATTACGTTCAGCAAATTGTTTTTTGATTGAGTGCCTACTAATGTAATAGATTCGCCTGTTGTTTTGTTCTCAATTTTTATGTCTTTTCCCGTCAAAAACATATTGACTGTATATTCATGATCAATAGGGGACAATCTCACATCACCATAGTTATAAACAGAAAAAGCCTTATCTTTAAATCGAAAAGGCTGCTCTCTATATCGTTCAAAGTTTCTTCCCATGAATCTTTCACTTTGCAATTCCTGTGGTGATCGGCTGTCGTGCACTGACTGGGAACACCCTTCAATGGCCGTAAGCGTGATTGTAAAAGTACCGCCGCTTTTGCCTTGTTCCTGACCGATGGTATAAGCGTCATCGCACACAACAAGCCATTTTCTTCCAGGACGAAACGTACATATGATTTCGTATGGATCGGGCCGGCCAAGATATTCATATATTTCCGATCTTACGAGATAAAAATGCTCTGCGTTTGCTGCGTCTATTGTAAGATCAACGAGTATTTTTCTTTCTTTCAAACGGGTAAAGCGACTCTTTCTTTGTGTCTGAATACCGTGGCGGCTCGAATTTGTGAAGTTCCTTCTATCGAATGATGGTGCCTCGGGTTCAAATGACGTTAGAAAGACATTGGGGAAGACATCATTTAAACGCTCCCCGTCAATAATAAGATCAAATTCCATCACCATCCCCCCATCAATACCGCTTTATCTTGAAGCTGCTTCATGCCGATTTTATTCATGACTTTCGCAAATGTTTTTTCGCCAACCTTAATGACACCGCCAGTGCTGACAATTTCACGTAAAAGCTCGTTTTGTTCTTGTAATAATGCGTTTGTTGTATCTTGTCTTGATGTCATCGGCTCCAAATTCATCCCGCTTGGTGCGGACTGTGGATTGACACCTAATTCAGCACCGGCACGGGCCCAAATTGCTAGGCTCCTTTCACGATATGACGGGTCTGTTGTAATGATATGTTCGTCATATCCTCTTTCATTTAGCGCAGCTAGTTTGGTTCCTCCTGCTCCTGGGGAAACGCCGCCCGCTGCATAACCAATATATTTCCCGCCTTTACTCATATTCACAAGACCAGGGTGTCTATTGATTCCACCGTATCGACTGTTGAGATAATTTATCGCAGCTAGTATTTGATGAACAGGATTTCTTATATCTGTGAACCCCTTTTTTGCGTGCGCTGCAAATGTAGAAGGGATAAACTGCATAAGCCCTTGTGACGGATGACCCGCCTTTGCGTTGCTATCCCAATTATTAACGACGGTCGGGTTTCCTCCTGATTCCTTCATTGCTATTGTCTGTAAAGCTCCTGCAAAAGAAGGAGAAATACCCGCAATTGAAATGGCTTGAGCCACCCACCTTTTGACGTTTTCAGTAGCATTACCGCCACCAAAGAAAGAACCAATGGAACCTATGAGAGAATCCACACCACTAAATGCAAGTTTTGCAATGGCTGATACTGGGCTGCCGCTCACATTCGTGAACCACGAAGGAAGTAAACCATCATTCAAACCGAATTTTTCAGTAGCCTTATTCCAAAGGAATTTCGGTCCTTTCATGATCCAATCAAAATAGTCTCCTACACCATTTTCATATCCAGGCATCCCATGACGTTTTAACACACGTTCGGTTTCTCTGTTTGGAAGAACGGATGACCCTTTTCTTAAATAGCGCAGCTCTGGGCCGGAATTTCCTGACACATAGGTTCCGACTCCTGGCTCATGAATTAATTCACGACCCTTTTCACTCGTAACAGCAAGCCCGCCCGGGTGCCCTGTTGCTGGCGTGCCCTTTGCATAAGCTCGGTTTTCTAAATACTTCCCCTTGCCGTCCGTGCCTAACTTTGGTGGGTTGGATTTTTTCTTTTTCTTATCCCCTCCACCGAAGAGACCTTGAATCCAGTTCCAAGCACTATTAACAATATCCATCATTTTTTCCCAACCGTTTTTTACTTCTCCGGTTTCGGTATTGATTTCATCAGCGTGATCCCCTGCTTGCTTTTTCGCTTCTTTGACAACTTTTTTATGCATGTCCTTTGCTGCGGAAACAGAATCGTCACGCTGCCTTTTCGCCTCTTTTATGAGCTTGTCGGCTTGTTTCTTACTGATCGATCCCGTTTCATCACGTTCCCGGACAACGGCAGCAACCGTTTTATTATATTTATCATCAGCCTCTTTGACTGCGCCATCTTTTGCTTTGATGCTGTTTTTAATGGTGTCCGCTGCTTGTCTCGCCGTGATACTTTTAGATTCGGTTTGTAATTTACTCATAATGGCCTTTTGTTCGACTTCGCTTTTACTCATTGTTTTAACGGCCGTTGTCATCATGCTCTTTTGAATATTATTGATCGTTGTTTTTTCTTTTTGAGTAAGGTTTCTTTTCTCTGAACTTGCTTGGGTTAAGATCGCTTTTATCTTCGCTTCGCCATCGCTCACGGCTTTTACTTGCTCATTCTGTTTCTTTTTAACATTGTTTAAAATGGCTTCCTGTTCTTTTTGAGAAAGGCTTTTGCTGCCGGACATGAATTTGCTAAGTGATTCAAAACTTTGATTCCCTTTCGTTTCAATGCTTTGCTTTATCTGATCACCCATTGTATTGAAATTCTTCACGATGTTATCGGCTGTTTCTTTAGTTACCTTTTGCCCTGACCAATTCAGCTGGTTTAGTTGTGCGGTTGCTTGATCATTTAATTTCTTATAACCGAGAACCGATTTCGTGGTACTTTCAGAAACTTTTTCCCCGAAGTCCTCAAGGGCTGGTATTTGCTCTTCTTTTAAATGCTTATATAGTTTATAACCGCCTTCAGCTAATAAAGACACACCCGTCACAGCTAAACCGACCGGGCCGCCGAATGCAGACATACCCACCCTTGCAACGCTTGCGACTCGGGCGACATTCCCAAGACTTTTAACCACACCTAGCGCCTTTGCACCAAATCCGGCAAATCTTCCAGCTGTTTGAGCTGTGCCAGTACCTAGACTAGATGCAGCAGTCGTGGCAACTCGGGCGCCTCCTCTGAAATTGAATAAAGATTGTGCGCCTTTTGCGATCTCCGGTGCGAACATCGTTGCTACGCCTAACAATGAGCCCCATTTACCTCCAAAGGACATCATTGCAGTACCGGCAAGGCCTGACGCTCCACGTAAACCACGAAGCCCCCTTGTGTTCCTCGTCACGGCTGCATTACTGATATTCATTTGTGCAGCTGCGGCAGTATTTGCGGCGGCAAGTTGTGACGTAGATGTTCTTGCCAGTGCTGCCTCTGCCCTGTATCGGCCAAACGCAACCGCCCCCCTGCCTAATGCTCCCGTAACAGTCCCTATGCTGGAAACAACCAAACCCAGGGCAATGATAACAGGAGGAAAAGCAGCAGCCAATAAACCAGCAATGACGATGGTATTTTGCATTGAAGGTGTTAAGCCTTGAAACCATTTTGTGAAACGATCAACCGCATCGCCAGCCTTATCTAGTGCCGGCTCAATTTTTTCTAGCAAAATTTCACCAATCGGCAAAAGGTTTGACATCAATTTACGGAAGGCCATAACAGCACGATCATTGAAATTATCCTTTATCGCTTTTCCTGCTTTTTCTGTAGCGCCTTCCACTTCTCCGAGCATGTCTTTTGTTGGGTCTAATGATGTCACGACTTTCCCCCGTAAATCCTCCCACATGGTACCAAAAAGAGCGACACCAGCCGCATCCCTGTCAAGTGGGTCTTTTACGGCCGCTATCGCTGAAACGGTTGCCATGAATGCCTTTTGACCTTTTTCTCCACCTTCTGCTATGGCCGTCCCCATCTTGTCGGCATCTAGCCCTATGTCTCTAAATGCATTGACTGTACTTTTTGAACCATCCTGCGCTCGAATATTAAACTCTTTTACTGCGTCACCGACTTTATCCATGTTCCAAGCGCCATTTTTAGCACCTTGAAGCATGATATTAAACATGCCTTCAATGGATATACCCGCTGAACTAAATTGAGATGAATATTCACTCACAGTATCTAGTAGCTCGTTGGAATAGTCCCCGCCTTTTTGTGCGGCTACTGTGATTAAATCAAATGATTTTCCCACATCCACACCGTAATTATCCATTAGTGCTTTAGCCGCTCTCGTGCTTTCCGGGATCTCGTATTCAAAGACATCTTTTAGAATGTTAGCTCTTTTAGTTGCTAATTCAAGTTGATCCCCTTTGAGGTTTTGAAGGTTTTTACGTGTATCGATGACACCTTGATTTACTTCCTCCATCGACTCACCGAAGCCAGATAGCCACATCTCTCTTGTGACTTTGTTCACCTCGGCTGCTTCTTTCTTGGTTAAGTTGAGGGAAGCAGCAATCTTCCCTTGTGCCTTTTCAACATCGGCCGCAGATTTAACAGCCATCACGCCAAGTGCGCTAACAGGTGCCGTAATGGCAGCAAAACCCACTTTTCCGATTGTTGACATCTTGTTTCCAGTTGATTGAAGACGCTCACCATATTCTTGCAAGCTGTTTCCGGCTCTTGTCCAAGCTGAATTTTGTGTATTAATTTGTAAAGTAGTTGACCGAAGAGCACGCTCAAGCTGATTATGGTTGGTTACTTCTCTATTAATTACTGTCGCCAGCTGCAAGGCTTCTTTAGAATTTTCACCTTTTTCCCTGGCTAACACTTCATATTTTTTCTTTAACTGCTCAATCTTGCTGCCTTGTAATTCATAAAGCTGTGAAAGGTCTTCTTGTTTGCGTCTAAGTTTTTCCGACTCGTCCCCAAAGTGTCCAAATTGGGAAGCAGTAGCCTTCATACTACTTCTAACAAGGGCCATTTTTTCTGCTATATTTTCAATGCCCGCAGATGTCCCGCCATCATCAAAGCCTAAACGCATTATCATATTTGTCACTTCACTGGCTGCCATGCTCTCCCTCCTTAAAACACTTTATCTATAGGCACGACTTTCGGTTTACTTTCTTCTTCCTTGATTTCACTTTCCATTTTTGGCAAGTGCTCAAGAAGCTCAATATAAAAAGGGTAATCCATCTCATCAATTTGAGGGACGGACCACCCTTGACGCATTAGCTGCAAATATTGCGTTTTAATATTCTCGTACGCTTTTTCAAGCGTGATCAGTTTTGTTCCATTTGCTCTTTCATCAGCTTTTCCACTAGCTTTCCCAGGTCGTTTTCCGACTGTCTTGCCTCAATTTCTTCCCTTGATGGATAGCCTAAAAGGCCAACCCCGATAATATCGTATAGGACATCACGGAAACCGATGGCGTTTAAGCCTTCATCTAGCTGCTTTTTAGTGAACTGTTTCCCGAAGACTTCCCAAATTAGATTAAGTTGCCGAGCTTCAATTTCTCCCGGATCAATGTCTTCTTTTTTGGTATCAAGTTCAATTTCAAGGGCCTTGCGTTTATATTTCAAAGACACAAATTCTTGATAAAATGTTTGATCATTTTGATCAATACGCAGCGTGATTTCTAATGGCTTCGACATTAAGCAGCACCTCCACTAGATTTAGTTGTATCTACTTTAGAAGAAGTACCACCGCTTGTTTCTTCCAGCTGCGTAATATCAAATACCTCATCAAAGAATTTTTCACGATATTTTTCATAACCTTTTACACTGCTGTCTCCTGTGATTTTGAAGACTTTATCACTCCGCTGAACAAAAGTTCCTTCGATACTTTCTTTTTGCGCTTCCGGCTTGTCCTCTTTTGTTTTCCAATCAGTGGATGGGATCGAGAAACGGCCTTTGACTAACCACACATGACGAACATTGCCGTCTTCTTTTGTTCCCGTGAAGCCCAATGCAATATATGGCGGGATAGCGTCTTGTTTCCATGCAATAACACCATCTACAATCTTTTGGCCGGTAATGTGGGCCAATACATCCTGCGGGATTTCAGTTGTTTCAATTGTCACTTTTGTTTCACCTGTAGATGAAAGCACAATGATAGGGCCATTATCAGCATAAACCGTTGATGAGTCTGTGCTAGTGTCTACTTTTGCTGCGCATAGTGGCGCAAAGGGTTTTACCTCTCCATATTCAAAAGACTTTCCGTTTTCAGTTAAATCAGCATAAACAAGGTTTTCTAAACCTACAATGACTGACATGCTTTTTCCTCCTTTAATGTTTCACAATTGTTCTATATAAAAAAGCTCTTCTAAATGCGTCCCTTTCAATTTCGTTGAAAGAAGAAACGGTAATTCTTTTGCATCCAAGAGCTTTCATTTTTTGATCTACAGCTTGTTGAATAGCCGATATGCTTTCGCTCGCTTGAATCCAAATATTCACTTGTATGTCGATCTCTGAATGTGTTGCCTTGTTGTCTGAGTATTCGACATCTACATTGTCCATTTCAGCAACCAAGATATGCGGGAATTCCGCTTTAAATTCAAGTGGGAAGTCTCCTGCGAAAACTCTCCCTTCGGTCATTGATTGAATGGCCGGATCATCTAGCAAATGTTTCGTTACAATTGGCTCAAAATCAATCATAATTATGTTGCTCCTTTTTGCAGTTCCTTTAGTACGGCTTGATTAATCGCATCTTTTTTAATTCGATAGGCCCGTGTTCCAAAGGGATTCCCCTTCACAAAACGGCCGTTCTTTGCGACATAGCCTTCATGATGGAATCTTGCACGCCAGGCGGTTTCCTTACCAGGTCCCACATCATATGAAACCGCATCAGCGTAAACACGCTCTTTTTTCGGTGTTTGTCTCACCTTGATGTCATCCCTAATATGAACATGGTCAATATCAGAAACGTTAACCTCTTTTTTCATTTGTTCTGCAAGAATTTTGGCGCCAGCTCTCAAGGCTTTTGGTTGTGCTTTTTTTAAATCCGCCCCAACTTCTTGAAGCCGTCGGATTGCCTCGTCAATTCCCTCCGCTTGTGCTGCGATCCTCATGATCCCACCCCACACATTCAATCACCATTAACTCCTTATATTGGAGATCAGGCATGATTGATTTAATTCTGTACGTTTTCCCCGCAAAAAGAACACGCATAGTTCCCGTTTTATCCGTTGTTTCTTTGTGTCTTATGCGAAAAAAGACGGTGTTTTGTTGTCCCTGCGCTGCTGCTTGAATGACCCAGTTTCCTTTTGGCTGTAAAATTTCAGCCCAAGCCATCCGATGCGTTACCCATTCTTGGATCGGTTTCATCGTTTCGGGGTTCCGACCAGGCACGCTATGTTGAATATGAATTTTATGGCGGCGCCTTCCTGGATTATGTGCCATCTTCTTCACCCCTTGCCATATCCGCTTGAATAATAAATGGAGATAATGCATTTAATGCTTGATCAATGTTTTTTTCGACACGATACTCAAACAGTATGCCGGCAAGAAGCACAATCAAATAGTCATCTTCGCCGCCTGTAGCGTTCATGACGTAATTTGTCGCAGCTGTTAAATAAAAAGACAGGGAAGTATCTTCTTCCCCGTCATCAAGCCGTAAATGCTCTTTTAATTGATCATTCAGTCGGTGTTGAGCCATCCGGGTTCAACTCCATGTGGAAAATGGCAGGCTCAAGAGGTGACTGAACTAATTGACCGTCATTCAGATTCCAAATTTTAAGCCCAATATGGTTTGTATCTGAATATCTTTCAGTCAACTTTGTCACTTCCATTGATCCGATAACATCTTGTACACGGAATTTTGAGAAGTCACCGAAGAAGAAACGTGGGATTTCAGGATTGTCACCATCGACATAATCAGAAACTTCCACAGGGAAATTAAGAACCGCTTCGCCAAATTTGCCCTCAATGCCTGTTTCACGCAGTAACGGTCGGCCCTCTTTGTCTTTTAATGTTTCGATGAGCGTTAAGCCCGCTCTGTTTGTCATCCATCTAGCCTGCTTTAAAATAGCTGTCGGCAATGTATTCTTTAATCTGACAAAACGATTATAAGGATCGGTTTCTGTAGTTGTGAATTTCACAGCTTTTTCAAACAAAGAACCTGGGTTATCAGCACCATTGAAGAAGAAACTTGCCTCTTCCTCCACATAGGCTTTTTTGAGGTCGTCGATGATAACTTGTTCAATAGGAAGATCAGTGCGTGCTAGTAATTTTTTCGTAACAAGAACTAGCGCATCCGTTTCAGATGGATTAAGTGCATACTCTTCGAAAGAGATATCTGTTTCAGGGATAGGCTCATTCTTTCCTCGTTCGTCCTTATGTCGATTAACTTTCGACTTTTTAACTAGGATTGGGAAACCTTGTGTACCTGTTGTTCTATACACTGTACCGTGTTTTCTCAACGGGTTTTCTTCTTGTGCATACGTTAAGATTTCAGATACCAAGACATCAGGTACAAAAATATCATTACCGTTTGTTTTCAGACCCATCGCTCTAGCTTCAGAAGTAGAAATTTGACCCGCTACAAATTGCGCAAAACCCTTTCTTACTTCGCCTTCTTTTGCTTGTTCACGTGATCTTGAAGAAAGAGAAGACAGAATAGAATCAGCAAGGGCATTACGTTTTTCCTGCTCTTTGTCTTTAAGTGTTGCGCTGCGGTCTTCTTCATTTGTTTGGGTGGTGTCGCCTGCCCCGCCATCTTTATTGTCATCTGACTTATCAAGCTCTTTTTTGATTTCAGCAAGCTCCGCAGCCAGTTCATCAACCTCGGTTTGTAATTCCTCAATAGTAGTATCCGCAGCGCCTTCCTCTTCGATTGTTTCACGAATTTCCGTCATTCTATTTTCAATTTGTTTTTTTCGATTTTCTAGGATTTTTTTGATGTTCATTTTTGTAAAACCTCCATTATTTTATTTACAATTGCTTGTTTCTTTTTTGATTGTTCCCGCTCTTCTTTTGCTTTTTTTAGAATGTCGCCCGATCTTACTGCGGCTTCTGTATCTTCATAAGCAGGAAGAGACACGACACTAATCTCATAAAGCTCGACTTCTTTGATTGTTCTCACTGCTGGCTCTGCTTCGTAATCCCATTCGTCTTTTGTGACTATAAAACCAAAACTGCATTGATCAATGTCACCACGCTTCATGCTTTTTTTAAGGTCTTCCACCCAGGTTGTTTCAGGTGGTGTCACTTCAAATCTAAGGCCCCGCTCATCTTCCTCGAGCATCAAGGTGCCGCTCTTCACTCGGCCTAGAACACAATCCCAATTATGATTAAATAAGGCCCGTACATCTGAATTTGAATCAAGCGCCTTTTTAAATGCTCCTGGTGAAATAATTTCCGTGAAGCATCCTGCAATATCTGCCGGACTATCAAAAACAGCACCATATCCAACAATTTTGGACGGTGCTGCTTCTTCAACGGACTCTCGAACCTCTAGCCCTTTTATTGAAAATGTGCGTTTTTCTTTACCCATCATCCTCACCACCTTTCAAAGCGTTTGCCGCTTCTTCATGAAGACGATCAATCCCGACCAAATCTTTACTTACATAAAGTTTAGAGGACTCTTCTGTGTTGAGTGGGTCCCACCCAAGCATTTTGCGGGCATCGTCCGGCGTGGCGATCATCGTTCGGACTAAGTTGTATGCGATCTCTGTTTTTGTTTTAATGCCTACAAAATCCAGTAAATCGTGACGGAATTTAATTTTCAATCCGCTATCTTCTCCAAGTAGTAACGCCGTCAAATGCTCTTCAATGTTTTTAAAAATTGGCTTCAAGCAGCTGGTGAATAATTTCATCATTGCTTGCTCCATATCTTTTTCTTCTAATTTATCTAGCAGCTCTTTATCAAGGCCGAAGTATTTGCCTAAATCTTTTTTGTAGATACTAAGATATTTCAGGATTTTTTCATCATCCACAGGAGACTCAAGAGCCTCTATTTCATAACCTTTACCTAATGGAATGAGCTTTGTTTTTCCTGAATCCTTAATGTCTTCGAGTTGATCAAGAATCTTTTTGACTGTTTTATTTTGATTCCCATTCGTAGGTGATAAGTGCGCCTCAAGTTTGAGCAAAAACGCCATTAATCCACCTTTTTTATATTTGTCGGTCAATGCCTTTTCAGCATTCATCACACCTTCTAGCGTTTCTCGGGCTAAATCAAGCAAGCCGACACCTTTCAAATGGTTCACACCAATGTTCTTTACATGTCTAATCATGTATCTTGGAATGCCTTGACCACCTAGCGAATATTTTTCATATCCGTAATTCGTCATTTCAGCATAAACATTGTCTAAGATGTGCAGCTGCGATCCTTCTTGAAAAAGAAACACTTCACCTCTAAGAAGATATACATTAACCAGCAGCTTTTTAAATTCATAAGAAGTTAAATAGTCATTCGGGTTGTTTAGCTGTTTCAAAACTTTTGCAGCCTGGCCCGTGTATATGTCTTTGCCTGTCTCATCTTCCACAATGAAGTTAGCGAGCGCCACTTGGTCACTTATTAATTTCAAAAGGTAATAAGTATCACTGGAACTAAGGATGTTGTCATCATTCACGTATGTCCCAAAATTAAAAAAAGAATTGTTGAATAGATCAACACTCCTTTTTGATGAAAAAAGTTGTTTAATTCTTTGAACAATTCCCACGTATTCACCCCCTAACGGTATAATTCATCTAGCATCGATTCATATTCATCGCTGTTGTAATCTTCCATCATCATCATTGTTTCCTTATGTGCTGTAAGGAAAGCCGAAAAGCCGTCAATCTTATTCTTGCTCTGTTTCTTCGATGGCCGCTTTAAGCCCTGGTAATTCTTTTCAGCCACCACGTTCTCAATACAATAGATAAATAGTGGATTGTCTGTTTTAATTCTCTCTTCATACATCAATACTTCTGCATCATCCCACGGGCTATTTAAAACGGCTCCATATTGTTTAACTTCTACACATGTAAAGCCCTCTGCCTCTAACGACTCAATGATTTTTTCAGATAGCGCCGGATCATAGTTTACTTGAATGACATCGTACATTTGCGCACATTCAATCATGTAACGAATGACCATGTCATAATCAATGGACCTCCCAGGACAAAACGTCAAAAAACCTTTCTCGGCCATTTGCCGATAAGGTATGTTTTCAGTCTTTTCACGCCCTTCAATGTTATGGTCAGGAATAAAATACATTTGTTTGACCACAAGTCTTGAACGGCCTGAATCATCATGCGTTGGTATATTAATTGACACACAAGTCAAATCAGTTGTTTTTGACAAGTCAAGACCCAAGACAACCTCGGCGCCGGAATAATCCCCTATGTCACGTATGATTTCCCCGTTATCATCAAGTATCATTTTTCCGACAATATCTTTATCAAAATAAGCACCTGTGCTTCTTACAAATATGTTTAAGTATTTAGCCAAAAATTCATCTTTACGCTCGGCGCTTTGTTGAGCGTTTTTAAATTCACTTTCCAAGAAAGAAGGCTGGACACTTATTCCCCAGTTCGGATTTACTTTCTTCCAAACCTTGCGATCATCCCATTTATCACCCTTGTCAGGCTCCGTAATGAATGTAAAATAAGAAGTGTCTTCGTCATCCTCTTTTGTTGAATTTAACAACCCTTTTGCGTACTCATAAATTTGCAAACCTACAGACGTTGTCCCTTTTCCAGCTGTAGAAATAATGAACATTAGTGGCTGCAAGCGTGAGCCCATTCCTGATTTAAGAATGTCATACATGTCCGCATTATCCTGGGCGTGTACTTCGTCTAAGAGAACAAAATGAGGTCCCTTTCCATCAAGACCTTTAGTATTTTTGGATAAGGGAACAAGGCAGTTCGCATATTCCACACCATCAATTGAAAAACGGTACCAAATCGCATTTATCTTTCCTTTTTGCCCTTTATAAATTTGAGTGACCTCATCTAGGTCTGGGCTATTTATGATTGTAGATGCTATTTGCTGCGCAGCGATATTGGCTTGATCTGAATCCGTTGCAGCTGTATAACATTCGGCACCAAGTTCACCATCACCATATAATGCATAAGTGCCCGACCCACTCGCTAAAACCGTTTTCCCGTTTTTCCTCGGCACTTGAACATATGCAGTTCTAACCGCTCTGACTTCACGGCCTTTTTCATCTTTCGTATAAAATCCATAGATGTTCGTATATATAAATTTTTGCCACAATTCCAATGTTAACGGCTTCCCAGCTAGTTCACCTTTTGAATGTTTACAGAAGGTTTCAATGAAATCCATTGCTCTATTAGCAGCGTCCACATCTAGCCAAATATCTTTTCGCTTTTTCCACCGCAAATAACGCTCAACGGCTTTGATAACCGCCTTACAATGTTCTTTTTTGTTGCTTAACACCTGTTTTGCATATATATCAGCGTAGTTTACGCCTGGTTCAATCACTATTTTTTAGCCCATTTCTGTGCAAATGCTTGTATTTTATCAGTGCTTTTTGGTGTAGAACCATTGACCATTTTTTGCAATTTCGGTGTCAATCCTAGCAACTCTAAGAGCTTACTTATCTTACTATTCCAGTCGGCAACCTGTTGAGCTAAAGGGTGCTTCATTTCGTTTTCGTGGCCAGCTTTATTTATATACATGATTGTGGCCTGAAACCCGTCATTACGCCATTCTTCATACATCACTGTATAAACAACATAAGCATCTAAATAAGTTTCGATTAGAGGCGTAAGGGATGTTGAATAAGTTCCAATTGCTTTTAAAAGACCGACGATTTTTTCATGTTCATCTTTACGAATTTTGTTCAATTTTCTTGTTTGCGCTGCCCGTGCTTTTTTATCATCCATTTCCATTTTTTAGCCCTTACCCCCCCTCGAAAATTTTGTCTTTTTACACGCAAACCTCCCCCTACCCTGTCCCCTAGCCAAAGTATTTTTCAAAGATTGAAGGGGGGGCTTTGCTCATTTTGTTCTCTTCCTCTGCGTGGCACTTGTTGCAAAGTAGAGTGAGGTTTGTTTCCTCAAGTTTCAATTCAGGACTTTTTGAAATTGGTTCGATATGGTGAACGTGAGCAGACTTTCCAAACACAAATTTATTACACTTTGTGCATTTGCCTTTATCTCTCTCATATATGAACTGCCTCATAGACTGCCAAGCATCCGATCTATAAAAAGACTTGTTGGCTGATTGAAAGGCATTACGTCTCTTTCCTTTCGGCTTTCTCTTCTTCCGGTGCTCGTCACAATAATATCTGCCAGGCTCTAAGAGATTTCGACATCCATCATGAATGCAATATCTCACCCTTCATCAGCTGCGCTTAACAATTCAATGATCGTTGGTTTGTTCATTGCTGGCTTTACTTCAATGCCTCGATCCGCAGCAAGCTTCATAAGTTCCTCTTTCGTAAGATCATCAAGCGCCGGATCGTCTTCATGTTGCTGTTCTGTTTCTTCAATCACAGGTGCTTCATCTTCTTGTATTAATTCATTCATTTGATGTCGATGTCTCGGGACAAATATCACCTTATGATTCTTTTCATCCCACATGATCTGCCCCTCTGAAGTTTCTCTAATTGGCTTCATCGCTCTTACCTCCCTTGTAAATGCTTCTTCCTTTCTCTCCAATGGATTTCAATCCATAATGTGCTCTAACTTCATTCAGCGTTAGGATTCCTAAACGTAGATTTCTTTGAAAGTCTCGTTCTTTTTTATTTTGTTCATCATCAGATGACTTTCCAAGACTCAAACTTGTTGGTTTTTCATATGACATCACAATCTCTCCTTTGTTATTTGATCTAAGCCGCCATTGATTTTGTAAACAGACAGGGACGCTTTAGAGCAAATAGAAGAAGCACCGCCCTATCGGACAGTGCTTCTTAATGATTAAATTTAACCATTATTCAATTAAATTTCTCAATTTTAATCATTGAACTTTTTTGTAAAGGAAATATGACTTCTTGTTCCTTATAAATGTTTACAGAGGTTAACACATAATCAGGAATTTCTGATTTCATAGCATCTATAAATCCCTTAATATTTATTCCAGGGTTATCCTTAGTAGCTTTTGCTGTAATAATTGTGTAAGGTGATGAAGATTCGCTTTTAAACCAATATATATCCTCTAGATCTTCTGCTAATGTCCATGAAACATAGTGATTATCATAATCAATTTTTTTATGATCTTTATGAATCCTTCTTATTTCTCCGGTATATAGTAAATATTTCGCAAGCTCTTTCGCAGTGCTGTCTTCACTGTTCTCCCATTCGTATAATTGTTGTATTAAACCTTTCCAGATCACATCCGTTTTGTTTAAATCGCTCCTACGATATCCTTCTTTAGAGTGATTAACCCATTTTTTAAATAACTGTTCCATTTCCTCATCCTTATTTTTAAATCCATTATCTATCGCATAATACAATATTACAACCTTTTTTCTGTCATGCTGCGCCAACATTACGCCAAAAATACGCCACTTTTACGCCAAAATTCGGCCAAAATAAAAAAACACCTCTAAACAGGTGCTTTAAATACAACTTCATTGAGCGCATAAGCGAGATCAAGAAATGTCTTTCCTTTCAAGCGTGTATATGATCTTTCACTCAGGCCAATTTCGTTATAAACCTGGTAATCGAATACAGGTTCTTGCTGCATGTAACGTTTTATAATGATCTGTCTTTCATAAGCAGGAAGACGATTGACAGCCTTTTGCACTCTCTCAAGATATGCATTTCGTTTCTGTTCCCACTCAATACGTTTTATGGCCGTACTCTCAGTAGATGAATGAAAAGCGTTCGTCACAGCTGGAGGGACGATACTAAATCCAGCCGTTATTTTAGGCAGCATATCATCGGGAACTTGAAGAAGATACAAACGATAATTGTCTAGTATACTTTCAACTCTTTTTCTCGTTTCCTTTTTATCTATTACAGGCGGTTCACCCAACATCAGCGTATCTCCTTTCTCCCGATCTCAATTCTTCTACCTTTCGAGCGATTTTTTTCCGTGCTCTCTCTATATTCTTTTGGATCGTGCCTTTCGCTACGCCATGAAGTGCGGCGCATTTGCTGAAAGATAGGTTATGACCAACAACGGTTATGAATATCTCTTTCTCCTTCTGCGTCAGTGTTGACATGGCATAATCGAGTAAATCTAGTTCATTTTCGTTTACTGCTAGCGGGTCAGATTCGGGAACGTGGTATGTTGAATATAGGAAGTCAAGGACTTCTATTGTTGTGAATATTGTGCGTTCATAATAGGAACGGCGATCCACGCCACGTCTTGCGCTTGGTTGCCTTTCTGTTTCCATCCACTCAATCGCATATTCTAGGTCAGAAATCATTGAACGGTACGTTTTCATTTCTCCTTCGTCTGTAGATGCTGCCAAACTCCTTTTAGTTTCTTCTAACGCTGCTTTATATTCCTTGATTAAATCTTTCAAAATACCACCCCCTTTTATTTGCTTTTAAATGCCCCGCCACGCCCTCTCTTTATATGTTGGGCGATAAATACCCATAAGCTCTCTTAACTCTCTTTCTGAAAGCTCCTGCGTACGATTTCGGGTACGTCCGTTCTCAGGAACGTCAGTTCTTTTCGTTAACTTAGATTTATAACCCGCTTTTATAAAAGCAGCTCTCAACGTTTTCATTTGGTTTCTCCTTCCCTGAAAAAATAAAAAAGGGACACCAATCACACAGCGCTTTTTGCTGTCATGATCAGTGTCCCCCGGCTTTCCGGTAGAACGGTTTTATTTGAATAACTCGCCTTCGTTGAAATTAACACGAGTTACTTTATTGTCATGTGTAACGATCTTTGTTTCCCCGTGCGACGGCAGCGGTGAAAATCTCGCTTTACCATCAGATATAACGAGAACAATAGGTCCTTTTCTTGTTAAAGTCTCAATATCTATAATTTTACTTGGAATCTCTTGTAATCTCAAGTCTTTCAGTGCCTCCTTAATTCATATTCATAACAGCCAAAACAGAAACCGACCCAAACACAATATAAAAGATTAATAGTCGATTTTTCATTTTCCTCGCCTCGCCTTGTTACTGAACGTAAAATATCGTTGAGTTAAATTTCTTGGGGAACATTAAGCAAATATTGTTTTTCTAGTTCCTGGTCATTCATTTTCTCGTAAAACTCCCGTGAATACCCTCGCCCGGCAACGGTTAGCCATCCAATATAAAATTGTCTTTGCTCCTCTGTTAACCGCTCTTTCTCATTGCTCATATGCCCGATTCCTCCAATTGAATTTTTGTATGATAGTTCTTTAAATGCTCATTCATCTTTTCTTTAAATTTTGGTTGTAAGTAAAAGAATAGTTTTTCTTCTTGGTCCATCCATTTTATTACTGCCTTTTCGTATATAAGAAATTCGATCAGCAATATCAAGGCGTAATAATTGAATGTCATCGCCTCGTTATACCAATCTTTGACCGTCATGACGATTGCCTATATTCCAAATTGACGAATTGGTTATATTCTTTGACGAGCGCTAGTGACACAGTTCCGACTGGACCGTTACGCTGTTTAGCAATAATGATTTCAATAATGTTCTTATTCTCTGTTTCTTTGTCGTAATAATCATCACGATAAAGGAAGGCGATCACATCAGCGTCTTGCTCGATCTGCCCTGATTCTCGAATATCTGACATCATAGGGCGCTTATCCTGACGTTGTTCAACTCCCCGTGAAAGCTGACTCAATGCTATGACAGCAATGTCCAATTCCCTTGCCATCTGCTTGAGCATACGGCTAATTTCTCCGATTTCTGCTGTTCTATTTCCTCTGTGGACTGGATTTCCGACGATCAATTGCAGATAGTCAATAATGATCATCATGTCCTTGCCTTCAAATTCCCTTCTCATCTTGCGAGCCTTTGCCCAAATGTCATTAATCGTCATGCCCGGTTGATCAAATATTCTAAGAGCGGCAGTATCTAAAACCCCGTTCACTTTGCTTAATCTGCCCCACTCATCAGCGTTTAAATTACTCGTGCGAATGGATTGAGCATTAATGTTTCCTATGCTTGATTGCATCCGTTTTATTAATTGCTTACGTGACATTTCAAGCGAAAAGATGCCAACCGCTCCGCCTTTATTTAAGTTGAGCGGGTTTTCCATGAAGTTACTTGCGACATTCAAACAAAAGGCGGTTTTTCCTACGGATGGACGAGCGGCGACGATGATAAATTCTTGCTTCTGAAAACCCGACGTCATTCGGTCCAATTCAGTAAAACCGCTAGGCATACCAGTTACATCACCTTTAGGTGTTTCTAACTCCTGATAGATTTCAACAAGATCATTATTGATAGACCCATCATCATCCGTGCCAGTCGCATCCTCTAAACTCATGAGAGAGCTAATACCTTCTTGAATGACTTGACTTGTGTCCTCACTTTTGGATGATTCTTTAAGGTCAGCGGCTATTTTTGCAATCTCTCGCTTTTGCCAGTATTCAATGATCACATTTTCAAAGTAGGACTGTTTTGAGGTGGTGGCTGCCGTGTTCATCAACCCGGATAAGTATTCTCTACCGCCTATACTTTTTATATTTTCACGCCCGACATGTTCAATAATTGCGACTAGGTCAATAGGTTCGCCCTTTTTATCAAGCTCTTGAAAGGCTTTGAAAATGGATTGATTTTGTTGTCGGTAGAAATGCAGCGGCTTGAGCTGCGAATATTTAATCAAATCCGGCTCTTGTAAGATTGCGCCTAGATATTGCTGTTCCGCTTCATCGTTGTAATAAAATACCGCTCCTGTCATGATGGATCACCTATCCCTAGTACCTTGCGTATCTCTGCTTTATGCCGCTCGATCTGCTCTTGTTCTTCCTCGGTCGGTTCAACCTTGTCCATTTCAGCAAGATAGCTATGTGTTTCCTCTACATTGGGTATAGCTGCGGACCGATCTGTTCTTGCTTCTTTCGCTTTGATTAGATCAGCAACTTTTGGCGGAAACTGATTGTATTTCACATAAACGATCAAATTCGCTTCGATTCGCTCGTAATTCTCGGGCTTTAAGATTTTAGCCCAAGCATCTAGCTTTGATTGATCAAACTCAAAATGCTCGTAATATGTCTTGATTAGTTTTAACAATTCAAGTGTCTCTGCTTTAGTCATCTGTCAAATCAAACTCCTTTTCATTCACAGCCACTTTTCTCTTTGCTGCTTCTCTATCGCTTTTAATTTTTACGGTTAATTTATCGAATTGCTTTCTTAGACTTGCAGGACTTAATATATTCGATTTCCAAAAACTATCTTTTTGCGTCCAGTTAATCAAATACTTCACCTGTGCATCCGTCCGCTTGTCAATCTGTCTAATCAACCTAAAATCACTAGCCCATTTTTCTAAGTTCGGTTTTTTAGCTTGCGGATTATTTTCAAGTATTTTTTGATAAAGCAAATTGGCATTCTCCATGTCACAAGGTTCGTACTTGTGACGAGAATTATTTATCTTCTTTTCATTCTTATCATTCTTTACATTCTTGTTTGTGGTCATTTGATGGTCTTTTGATGGTCTTTTGATGGTCAGACTGTTGTCGTTTTCGGAAGCCCCATCTTGATAAATAGCCCAATTATCAATGCTTACAATGCTGAACTTGTTGGTCTTTTTTATTGTTAAATATCCCATTTCTTGAAGCTGTTCCAACCAACGAAAAATTGTCTTTTCTCCCTTTACCCTGTCCTTAGATTTAAGACCGGTATTGTACATGTCCATCAAAGCAAAACGACCTGTCACAAAATCACCTGGCTTTAGCTTCACTGTTTGTCTACCCACTATCTGATCATGTTCCGTATGCGAAGCCTCTGTTAGACATATTAGCCATAACCTTAATAACTGCGGATCATTGAAAATTGGGTTACTTCTAATCTTCCTATGCAACTTGATCCAACCGACCATATCAATCACCTTACTTTAGAAAATTTACGTTCTTGCTGTACGCTGCTTCATCCATCAAGTAGCGGAAACCTGCCACAAATCCGGTTACAAAAGCGTCTTCTACCTCAAGACCCGCTTTTACTGCGTGCGCTGAATCAAAGTCTTTCAATAGATTTTTTGAGTTAGACAACAATCCTTCTAGTTTCTCGTATAAATCATCTACATTTTCTTGTGCCTGTACTGTTGATTCAGACCATTCAATGTCAGCGGTAAGCGGACCTTGAGGACCATAAAGTATCTTGGTAGCAACAAATTTTAGAACGGAAACCATGCCCGCATCATACATGTAAGCCTCTTTTTCATCTTGACGACCGATATGCTCTAGCTTCGCTCTTGCTTTAAGTACTTTTGAAGGTGTACCCATTAATTTCATTTGAAAAATCCCCTTTTTTATCTCAAATTTGATTATTGTATTTTTTTGTTAATCGTGTTAAAGTCTTATCAATATCGGGAAGTGTAGGAGCTTCCCGATACCCTTCCTTACTTGCATAACCCTATAATGATGACAAGTAAGAAATCTATGCTGATCCCGAGTGGGTCAGCTTTTTTGTTTAGCTTGTTCTAACTTATATTTTTCATATCTTTGAACTGCTGCCTCGACATTTATGTGTGAAAGGATTGAGAAAAACACAGCACTGTTTTCATCCTCTAACACCCAATCATGAACAAATTGACAAAACGTATTAAAATCCACTTTTGTGGGGATAGAATCAATGTAACTTTTCACTTCTTCCGCTCTTTCTTTGCTGTGATCAATTGTTAGCAATGACAAGAAATCGTTTTTGGTCATTGTGAAGAAACACATTTCTATAAGGTTAGCAATGTCCGAAGCACGGTAAGGACGCAAGAAAATGAGGTATGTGACTTGATGTAACAGCTCATAGACTTTTCTAACTTTTTTCTTTTCGTTACTCTTTCTATACGCTTCCTCTAATTTTTCAAGCGATGAATGGATTCTCCATAGACGATTTCGATAATACCTAATGACTTCATCCTGCTGATCCAGTTCTGTTTGAATACGTTTAGCCCAAATCAAAGCATTGAATTTGCTGTATTTCTCCACGGGTAGAATGTCGTTCCACTCGAACACATCTAGTAACTTAGGTCCCAATAATTCAACAGCTTCTTCCTTTGGCACGCCTACCATAATCTCTTTCAAGTTGGCCTGCATGATCTTTTTAAGTCCACGTGAATACATGTCTTCATACTTTTTGATAGCAGCGGTTAAGAGCGGTTCAATTTCCTTTACCTCTCTGTAAACCTTCTTTAGTCTTTTATTCCATGTTGTGATTGTTGTGATTGTTGTCATTTGTTTTTCCTCCTGTTTTAACCGCCCCAAAGTTGGATTGGTTGATTATTAGTAAATATTTCAATTCTATCTTTTTGCTAATCTCTTACACTGGTATAATGTTCCTATCTGTTTAGATAGGGGGTGAAAAAATGAAATTCGACAAAAGTGATTTTGCATCATTTGAAAAATTAGAAATTGATATGGAAATGATTCAAAAAGATGCTATGAATGCCGCAATAACTGCTTTACAAGATGGAATACAAAAGGTATTTGATGAAGCTGACAAGAAAAAATTATCCGATAAAGAGTACATCAAAGAAATTATTTCAGGTGCTTGTGGTTCTGCTCTTTTTGCTTCTTCTCTTCATACGACGCATATGATTTCAAACTATTTTCCAATAATTTTGGAAATGGCTTATCAAACGACTGTTGAGCGTATTGAATCCCAGCTCTAATATTTCTTCCAACCTCTGTTGCCGCAGGGGTTGTTTTCTTTTGCTTGTCGCTCATGCCGTTACCTCCTGTGTTTCGATCTTGTCAATTGATATAGAAACCTCTGACGGAATGCATGCGCCTTCGCCTTGTGCTTTCACTTTTGCTTTGACGTTTAGTATTTCTTCTACTGTCGCTTCTCTCAATCGGAGGACACAGGGAACGCCGTTCATATCAAAGCTATTGACAACCTTGCCACAATGGTGATTTGCCAGTGTCACAACTTCAAACATAATACCGTTGTTGTTGCCTTCCTCTTTGGAAAACATGACAAGACCTTTACGTTCGACAACAGATCGAGTGTTTCGGATAAAGCTCTCACGGTCTACTGGCTCGGGACAAATGTTTTCAATCAACAATTCCATTTTATTTACCTTCCTTCTGTTTGTTTTGATTCCCCAACTTTGGGGAATGAGTTTTGCATCGTTTAATACTACGGTGAGTCATTTGAAATGACATCAGCTCATAATTTGATGGCGTAAAAATGCGCTGTGAGGGTGGCACAAATCGCACTTCAAAAGTCGGAAAATGCGACCTTTGAGGGTGTCGGTTGAAACGACATCCTATGTGACCGGAACACTCTGACGGTCATCAGCGAATGAATACCCTCATTTGAAATGAGAGTAATACGAGTACCATTTTGGTACTTGAGCCGGGCTCAAATTTGAGCAATGCGATTAAATCAACGGTCTCCAAGTGCCGATCCATGAAATAGCTTCCTCAAAGTCTAGCTTTCTTAAATCCTTGTATGTCGGTACTCCGAAAGCGTCCCTAAAATTGCGGTGGATACTTGAGAACATACGACGTTTAATTTCTTCTTCTTCTCCGTATCGTTCGATAAGCTCGTACACACGTTTGTTAATTCGCTTTTGAATGACCGTTTGTTGATACGCATTGATAGATAGATTGTTTTCTAGTTTGCCAATCCGTTCATCTGTTTCGTTCTGTCTTTGCTCAAGACGAATCATTTGTTGAAGCTGAGGGCTAAGGTGCGAATAGTTTTGTAGGTTCTGCTCCATCTGATTGAATTGGGTCACGTATGCAGCGGTGAACAATACGCCCTTCTCGCCTGTCATTTTGTTTGCAACCATTTCACAACCTTGTTTAGTGAGTAAATAATGCTTGTAAAGTTTTCCCGTCCCTGCTTGATATGTGCTTTCAATAAAGAATCTATCAGAGCTCAAATCTGAGCTTTGACCAAAAACCTTTAAATATCCTTCGATATCTCTCACAAGGTTTTTATGAAGTTTGCCAGTCATCTCCGCTACTTCTCGACTGTCTACCAAAAGCTGTCCATTCTGCTCAATTACTTGTAAATTGTTATTCATGTTGTTCCTCCTGTTTTGACTCAGAAAAATATCCGAGTAAGATTTTCTATAATAGGTGTGCTGAAAATTCAGCGTACCGATCAATTACTTAACCTCAAATATAAAGCGCTGTATTCAATCATTTTTTTGTTAGAGAAGCGCGCTATTTCAATTCGGTTTTGTTGAATCATTTTTTGTTGAAATTCTGCAAAGAAAATTGCAATCTCAAGCGCTTTTTGTTTGTTCATCTTTGCTATCCCCTTTCTCTAACCTCTCATTTTTAAGAATTCTAGGTACTGATAATTCCATAAATATTTCATATAGCCTTGCTTCAACATGCGTAGGTAATTCAATCATTTTTTAATACCCCTTCCTCAACACCTTGTATTTCCGTCATTTTTAATGTGTTTAAATCTAGGTCTATACAAATCGCTATTCTAAGAAGAGTGTTTGTTCCCGGTAAATAACGACCGTTTTCAATATCGGATAGATAAGTCCTTGAAAGACCTAGTTTTTCAGCCATCTCGTTTTGTTTTAGATTAATGGCTTTCCTCTCTTGCTTGATCAGATCCCCGAGTTTTTTAACATCTATCACATCGCTCACCTCCTGTAAGGTATGATCGAATTGTATGGTATTCACGTCATTTTGTAAAAGCCCAAATTCGCTTAAATAAAAGCAATATCGAGAAAAAAAGAGTATATACATTGTATTTCCGTCATTTTACTTTAAATTACTTGTATTTCCGTCATTTCAAGCATTGTATTTCCGACATTCCGGCATTATAATTAGATTCATATTAAACGTTGGTACATGAAAGCTGTGTATTGTGTGGGAGGTAACTGACTTGATGACTGTTGGAGAAAGAATAAAGATGCTTAGGAAAGAAAGAAAGTTAACCCAATTACAATTGGCTGATAAGGCGAACCTTTCCCGTTCTTACCTCGGTGATATAGAAAGAGATAGATACAACCCGAGCCTTGCAACATTAAAAACAATTGCAGACGCATTAGATATTCATGTTTCTGAAATCGTAGAAACAGACAACTTATTACATGAAGAAGCTGCTAACTACAATGAAAGTGATGAAAAAGATATTGCCAAACGTATGGAGGCTATAAAGAAAGACCTGGAAAATACCGATGGTTTAAGTTTTTCGGGTGAACCTATGAGCGAAGAAGCTATCGAGTCACTAATGGAGGCTATGGAGCATATTGTTCGACAAACTCAAAGAATAAACAAAAAATATATTCCACATAAATACAGAAAAAAAGACTAACAGGGGGTCAGTTTTCTTTGATTAAGTCAGCTGTGCAATCATTAATAAAGAAGTATAAAACCAACAACCCATTTGAACTGGCTGAACAATTAAATATTCATGTCTATGAGTGGGATTTACACCATGAAATAAGAGGGTTTTATAAATACGATAGAAGGAACAGATATATATTTATTAACTCAAATTTAAAATCATATGAAAAACGAGCTACGTGCGGACATGAACTGGGACATGCTCAACTTCACACTCATGCTAATACACCTTTTATGAGAGAAAAAACCCTCTTATCTGTTGAAAAAATAGAAGTTGAAGCAAACACTTTTGCCGTAGAGCTTCTTCTTCCTGATACTTTGCTCAAGCAATACAAAAACACAAGTTATACTCTCACGGATGTGGCTTTAATGCACAACGTACCTAAAGAATGGTTACCATACAAAAAAACTAAAATTTTTTAACCTAAAAACCGAACATACATTCTATTTTTGATGGAGGTAATTTCTAATGGAAGACTCAAGTAACAAAAGTGTAGGTATATATGTAAGAGTATCTACCGATGAACAGGCTAAAGAAGGATTTTCTATTTCTGCCCAAAAAGAAAAATTAAAAGCCTATTGTGTATCACAAGGTTGGGCAAGTTTTAAATTTTATGTTGATGAAGGTAAATCAGCCAAAGATACGCATAGACCTTCACTAGAATTATTATTAAGACACATAGAACAAGGGATTATTGATACTGTCCTAGTTTATAGGTTAGATCGTTTAACACGTTCCGTGCGTGATTTATATACTTTATTAGATTACTTTGATAAGTATAATGCGGTTTTTCGTTCTGCCACAGAAGTATATGACACGGGATCCGCAACTGGCAGACTATTTATTACTTTAGTTGCTGCAATGGCGCAATGGGAAAGAGAGAATTTAGGCGAACGAGTGAAAATGGGGCAAAACGAAAAAGCAAGACAAGGAGAATTTAGTGCCCCTGCTCCATTCGGATTTATTAAAAAAGGAAAATCACTGGTTAAAAATCACGAGCAAGGCGAAATTTTACTTAAAATAATTGATAAGGTAAAAAAAGGATATTCAACCCGGCAAATAGCTAATTATCTTGACGATTCAGGACTACTACCAAGAAGGGGTTACCGTTGGCATCCAGGAACAATACTAACTTTATTAAAAAATCCTGTTCTGTACGGTTCATTTCGTTGGGGTGATGAAATAATAAAAGACACGCATGAGGGGTATATTTCAAAAGATGAATTTGATCGTTTACAAGAAATTCTTAAAGAAAGATCAATTGTAAAAAAAAGAGAGAGTTATTCAACATTCATTTTTCAATCTAAAATCGTTTGTGTAGGCTGCGGAAATCGTCTTGCCAGCGAAAGACACCAATATTTCAGAAAAAAAGACAAGCGATATGTACAGAATAACAACTATAGATGTCAGACTTGTGCGCAAAATAGGAAACCTTCTGTTATGGGAAGTGAAAAGAAATTTCAAAAAGCACTTGTGAAATATATGCAAAATGTAACACCAAAACTTGAGCCAGTAATACCTGAGGAGAAAAAGCATGATTATGAAAAAATTCATCAAAAAATCTTGAATTTAGAAAAACAAAGAAAAAAATATCAAAAAGCCTGGTCTTTAGATTTAATGACAGACGAAGAATTTGAGCAACTAATGCATGAAACAAAAGAAGCGCTTAAAAGCGCTCAAAATAAATTAGCTGAAGCCCATTCATCAGATTCCCAAAATCCTCAAGTTGATTTTGAACGTGCGAAAGAGATCGTGAAAATGTTTAATGAAAATTGGTCTGTACTAACAAACGAAGAAAAAAGAAACATTGTTCAAGAACTAATTAAACATATTAATTTCACTAAGGAAGACGGTGAAATAATAATCACTCATATAGAATTTTATTAG